TGATATTCCATGATTCTACGATTATCACGAATTAATAATTCTAGAAATTCTGGTTTTAAAACGTTGATTTCTCTTTTCTTATCATTTAATGCGATTTCGTGTTGTAAGAAAGATACTGATTTAATACGAGTCTCTGTTCTCAATGCACCACCATCCAAGAAAGAGACTGAATGTGTAGAATCAACCTGATATCCCTCTGGTTGAATTAAACGACCTTGACCATCTAAAATTTTCAAAGTCTCGTAGTGATGAATATTTGATAATTGTGATTCTGTGTATTTTTCTGTCAGATAGTTGTAAAAATCTTCATTTGACATAGGCCAATCATCTCGAATGTTTATCACATTATTTGTGATTAACACAACCCAATCGAGTGTTGGATCTTCATAGAATCTTTCTGCTATATTATCAGGTCTCTCGTCTCCTTGAATCGAATACTTTTCAAAAGTAACGTAAGAATTGAGAATATCCTCACGAATGACAACACGTCTGAAAATATTCTTGACACGATTGTAATCGTAAATTGACTGTCTGTCATTTGCTAGAGAAGGATACTCTAACTCTGAAAATTGTCTAAAATATGCGTTTCTGTTAGCGTCGTATACCATGTTAGTATCCTACATCATCTTTATCGTTTTCTTGATCCCTATCATAAATTGGTTTTAGTTCAGTGAACTGTAAACTCATAAGAGCTGCAACAGGATGTGAATCATCATATGCAGCCCAATAACCATCTGGTGCATAATCAACTGTGATTGTTCTCAATGCCATTTGATTGAATTTATTCATCAATGGTGTGCTATATTCTAATTGAAATATATCTGGAGTTCCTAGTAAAGCTTGACTGTTGTATTTTGGAGCTGCACCCTGTTTGAACCATTTGATAATTTTTCTAATTGACTCACCTTCTTTGGCGCTTCTCGCAATCATTAAAAACTGAAATCCAAAATCTCTTAGAGTTGGCCCTTGAAAGAGAAGTTCGGCGTTTGGATTTGCAATAAATCCAGTTGCTCTTGCAAGTAGTTCATCTGGAGATGCAGTAATACCAATTTGTTTTAATGCTCGTGATGAAAATATGGATCCCGCTACAGCGCCAGAGCCACCGATAGTTTGGGCTAATGTATTAAAATTAGTAGCGAGAGTGGAAAAAGTTCCTCCTTGTAATATAGCACTAGCCGCGGCTTTTGACTTGATATTAACAGCGCCTTTAAACACTTCCGCTGCAGCCACACCAAAAACATTTAAGTCACTCTCTCCCCATTCAGCACCGTTACTATCACTCACCTTAGGCATTGGTAGAATTACAGTTCCACCATACTTTCCTTTGATCTCGCCTTTAAAAAGATCCTCTGGCCTACTCATATTTGCGCTAGTCCGCGCATATTTAATTTTTTTGAATTCGATATAATCTTGCCCTTTTCGTCTCTTACCATCAGCATCAATACCCCCCGTATCAATATCAATTGGATATGCAAGAACTTCAGGAGCTCCTGCAGAAGCTACTGTTTTTGTTCGTCCATACTTAACTGAGTTTGGTGATGCAAACTGTTGTGGATTAATTGTGCCTCTCACTCGACTAACATCAGCGACAACACCATCTCGATAGAATAAATTATCTGAACTACCCACCGACTTAGGATCAGTTGCTGCATTAAGTTCTTTTTTTAATTCTGTTTCGTAAAATGTATTCACAATATCAGTTGGAGAGGTCACAACGGCTAACCCAGACGTATTTCCAAGTTGATTCCAAATTGTTTTAGTTTCATCTGCGTTAACAACAGTGTTCCACCTTGAATTTGTTGGATTTAAAATTTTACCATCTTCATATACAGCTCTGATCTTTAATTCATCATCAAGAGAAATTGTGTAGCCAGTTGATCCCAGGCTACTAATAGTGTAAGGTTTACTCTTGACGCTAGACATTAATTTTTACTATACACTTTGTATTTGGGAATAACCGTGCCGCGCATATCAACAAATCGTTCAGTCGGTAATTGAGACACATCAATCCAATCTTTTTCTGGGATTCTATATGGTGTCCCTCTCACTCCAGAGTAGAGGTATTTATGTAGTGTCTTGGGAGGGACAGCAACAGCACCTTGCGCTGATTTATTTAGAAGGCTTTTTGCGATTTCATCTCGATACTTGAGATTAACATAATGCAAATTACATCCAAAAAATCCGTTCGATCTCATCTCGATTACATACGTCAGTGGATATGCATCATAATACGGTAGTGTTGATGTGATCGCATTGTAAGAGTAAAAATATAGATTACCTGGTGAAAATCCACCGGTGTCTAAATCATCATCACTAAGATTTGGCGAACCCAGCTCTGTCGTTAACTGATTACGAAACCAATCACCGCTACGACTTTTATTTCCGATTCTTTTGTTGACAGTTTGTAAGATACTCATACTCCGAGTTCCTTTTCGGTCATGATTCTGAACTCTAGTTTACGATCCTCACAAAACTCTTTTGCAGCTTTCCATTTTGCTTGATTTCGGGCGTAATTTGTGGCTTCAGTGATCAGAGTTTTCTTTGACTTGCCTTTTGTTACCACAGGTTCTAATGTCTCTCGCATCGGTTTAACTTCGATCACGGATCTACGGATGTTACCTTGATTATCCTGATACTTGATAAAAAAGTCTGGAAAGTATCTTCTCACTGTGTTTGTCGTAGGATCACGATAGGGAATAAAAAATTCTTCTGACGCCCATTCAAGAATATTTTCGTTCAGATCACAATAAACCATCATTTTGCGTTCCCAGAGAGATCGATAAATGATGCCGTTAGGATTGCCCTTATACTTTTTAGGATTAGAGGGTTTAAACACTCCCTTATAACTCATACATAGTATAGGTAGTTCAAACTATTTATTGTGCCCTTTCCTCGTTCAGGTCAAATTTATCAAGAACCTCTTGATAGAATCACTAATACACTTAGTCGAGTCGCACTTAACACTTTCTATCAGGTTACATTTTCCTTTGGTAAGGCTGATACGTGGTTGGCTGGCGGAGTAAAAACACAAGGAGCTGCACGAAATCAAGGGTTAGATTTTAAAAGAAAAATGAGTTTGCTTTGTGCAGAAGCTGAACTTCCTGGAACCTCTTACGCAGTATCAACCGCTATTGGTCATCATCAAGGCATTGTCGAAAATTTTCCCAATTTAAGACAATTTCCACCACTGAATCTGACATTTTATGTGGATGCAGAACATGTTATCATTGAAGTTTTAGAGAAGTGGATGAACTATATTAATCCGGTGCCTGCATCAAAACAAACATCTCTGAGTGCATTTAGTCGATTTAGATATCCAGACGATTATAAAGAAATTATTCACATCACAAAATACGAAAGAAGCACATTCAGCAAATCACCTGGTTCAAAACCAGGGATGTTTCACTATGAGTTTGTAAATGTGTGGCCAACAAACCTGACATCAATGCGCGTTAATTATGGTGGATCTGATGTGTTAAAGTGTTCTGTTCAATTGTCGTATGATCGATATTTTACAAGTTTTACGCCAGGATCTTACAATGAAATTGTAGAACAAGTATTCGATGGGACTGCCTCTGATATTGTGAATAGATTAGAGTTTACAGATCCCAAGTTTGGAGTGGATAATACAGGAGAGTTGAATCAGTCTGGACTTAACCTATCCAAAAATCCCCTTGGATCTCAATCGATAGGTGGTAACCTATTAGGTCGTCAGGGGCCTGGGCTCTATTGAATAAATACTCATACTGACAATTAACTTTATATGCCATTACCAACAATTGCAACTCCTACTTATGAGTTGACTTTGCCATCGAACGGAAAAAAGATTAAATACAGACCATTTTTAGTTAAAGAAGAAAAGATTTTGATTCTTGCATTAGAGTCTCAAGATCAGTCTGAAATTACAAATGCAGTCAAGGATGTTTTAAAAAAATGCATCTTGACTCGTGGAGTAAATGTTGATCAGTTACCCACATTTGACATTGAATATATTTTTCTCAATATTCGAGCTAAATCAATCGGTGAATCAATTAAAATTATCGTGACTTGCCCAGATGATGGCGAAACACGAGTTCCAATCACTGTCTATGTTGATGAGATTGAAGTCAAAAAACCAGATGAACATACAACTGATATTGTTATTGATGATAATATGACATTGAGAATGAAATATCCATCATTAACACAATTTATTGAAAATAATTTCGAAATGAATTTGACACCAGAAGAAACAGTTAATAAAACTTTTAAAGTAATCGCAGACTGCATGGACACTGTATTTACTTCAGATGAGGCGTGGGAAGCTAAAGACTATTCTCCTAAGGAAAGATTAGATTTTATTGAACAGTTAAATTCTAAACAGTATAAAGAGGTTGAAAAGTTTTTTGCGACAATGCCAAAACTTTCTCATACTCTCGAAGTTGAAAATCCAAACACTAAAGTTAAAAATACTATCGTTTTGGAGGGTCTTGCTGATTTTTTCGGTTGAGTATTGCACGAGAAGATCTTGAATCTTACTATAAGATCAATTTCGCTCTGATGCAATACCATAAATACTCTTTGACAGAAATTGAAAATATGATGCCTTGGGAGAGAGAAATTTATCTTGCACTTCTAAAGGATTACATCGAACAAGAAAACGCAAAACGACAACAGAGTAATGGCTGAGACATCAGAAAAGAGAATAACTCTCAGCAACTTCTTTGAACAGATTGTTGAGGTTAATAAGGTAGCCAATAAAGCCTTAAAACAATCTAATGAGAGTGTCTCGATCTCAGAAAAAAATAAACTTGATTTAGAAAGATTAATACAAACTCTTAAAGTCACTTTTGACAGGGATCAAGAGTCAACAAAATCTGAGGTGAGTCAACAGATCAGTAATGTTAATAATATTATAAATCAAAAAAATGAACAAATAACAAATATTATTCGTGAAAATAAAGAGATAGGTGGAAAAGTATCAAGTATTACTCGTGAAAATAAAGAGATAAGTGGAAAAGTATCAAGTATTACTCGTGAAAATAAAGAGATAGGTGGAAAAGTATCAAGTATTATTCGTGAAGATGAAGTAGAAGACAGAGAACTTAAGGACTCGTTTTCTTTACTTCAAAAAAGTTTTAACAGTCTCTCATCTGCCATTGGCATTATCCGAAGTGATCTGGATTCTCTATCAAATGCATTTTTACAAATGCAACAAGGCAGAAGACGAATGTTGGGAGAGCAAAATAGGCAAATCAGTAAACAGGAGGATACTCTACAAAAGAGTCAAATTTTAGGCAAAGGTGGGGGGCAACAAACACAACAAACTCAAAATTTACAAAATCAACAACAGGCAGAAAATAAAACATTATCTACACTTAAACAGTTTCTTGGCGGTGGACTACTTGCAGGTCTTGGTCTTGGTTTAGGTAATTTAGGTGGCGCTCCAGGTTCTGATGATGAATCATTTGTTCCGACAAGTGGTCGTGCTCCAGTCGCAGATATTAGTAAAGACATTGAGTTTCAAAAAGAGGTGCAAGCTTTAGCGAAAGAAACAGGTGCAAAACCATCAGAATTAATGGCGATGTATCATGCAGAGAGTGGAGGTATTGATCCAAAATCAAAAAATCCAAAATCTGGAGCGACTGGAATATTTCAACTGATGTTCAATCGCAGTGATCCTACCTCTAAAAGATATGGTTATACTAGAGAAGAATTTACAAGATTAAGTCGTGCAGATCAAGTCAAAATTCATCGACAATATCTCAAAGACAAGAATGTTGGGCCTGGTGGTCATCAAGGAATTCAAAGTATTCATGCAGCTAATATTGCACCCGCGTATCTTGGGCAACCCCCAAATACGGTTATATACAAGTCCCCAAGTGCAGAATATGAGGATAATAAAAAAGTTGATACAGTGCATGGAAATAAAGACGGTCAGATAACCCTTCAAGAATTTACAAATTTTATTAATAAAAGAGGTGATCCAAAACAATTTGAAAAATATGATAAACCCATTCCATCGTCTTCAGTTCAACCCGCAGGTGGTGGAATGGGTGGTAGGAGAGGTTCTGGTTCAAATCCGTCAGTATCATCACAATTAACTGAGCCAGATTCAGGAACATATGCATCAACATCATCACAGATTGCTCAAGACACTATTCTTGAACCAATGCAAAACGGAAAGGGAGTCCCTCCATTACGTGTCGAGGAACCATCAATCACATCAATCACTTTACCCACTATTGATGCAGGAACTCAACAAGTCGGTGGTGGGCAAGGAAGAGGTCAACCTAGAACTAATTCTTATTCCGTAGCGTCTGCAAAAAACTCCATGTTGTTTGCTCGGGTTTTAACAGCGAGTTTTAGTGACAAAATGAACATAGTGGTTGGATAATATGGCTACATCAATCCTAAGAAAAGAAGACTTACCTGTCGATGAAATATCTGCAAACATTCGTAGTCTAACGTCTAATATCAAGTCTAGTAGTATTAAGAACCTACGATTTTTATCGCAAGGATTAACATTATCAAATCAACTTGATAAAGAGGAATCTCAGTTAGACGAAAAACAGAGAAAAATAGATGCAGAAAAAATGTCTGGCACCACACAAGTATTAGACAGATATCAAGATGGTTATAATGCTGGAGTAGTAAAAGGCATCCAAACTGGATTTACAAAGGGATTTAAGGATGGTGTAGAATATGGTCAAAAAAGTGTATTAGAGGATATTATTGAATCACTTTCTGGAAAGGCTCCTGCACTGATTGCTACCGTGTTAGGTGCATTAGGTTTTGAGATGTTAAAAGATTACATCATACCTGAGGAACAACCTACAGGACAACAGTATGGGCCAGGTCAACCCATGGAAGGAAACTTGGTCACCGGTCAAGGTGGTGGCACTCCATTTCACATTGACACTCGTTTTGCAAGAGATCTTCCTATTGAACAACAGGTATTAATATTTGATAGTATGGCGAAACAATTGGAGGCAGAAGGGAGAGTTGCCGAAATGGGTGAAGCTGGTGCTATGAGTGGTAAGAGATATCCAGTTAACGGAACCATGCAAGAAAAAATTAATTTTCTTAAAAAAGCTCAAGCTGGTCACCACACTCAAAGAGAGATGGCTGCGATGGATTACTTCATTCCAAAAAAAGAGGAAACACGTTTTGGGCCAAGCGCAGAATATGCTCCCATCCCTGCTCCTGAGGTTCCTGGATATCGAGTTGAATATTTCAGAGATAAACAGATGGCTGGATATGTCATTATTGATGAAAAAACAGGAAAAGTTGTTGGTAAAACATTACATGGTGACCCCAAATTTTCTACTTTAAAACCAATTGAACCAAAAACGTATCCATCGGTATCACCAAAGATTATTGAAGATACCATTATTGAACCTGTATCAAAAGAGAAAGAAGTTTCTTCATTGATGCAAAACATGGAACCAAAAGGAATGATCGTTGCGTTTCAACCGATTCAATCTCAAACTGTGGTAAATAATCAGAGTGGAAATGGTGGAGGAATAGTGGTAGTTTCCAACGGCACATCAGACGATAGCCGAATTAGTGGAATCATAGCTCTTGCTAAGAGGATATCTTAATGGAAGGTCAGTTTAAAATTAAAGAACTTAAACTTATTCCCACGGACGGATCTTCACTAAAAGAACCTTTTAGCTTACTTCGTGGTGGCCCAATCATTTCATATTATGAAAACATTAGATGCCCTGCGATTACAATGTCATTGACTTTTCTTGATACAGACGGTGTGGTCAGTAATCAAGGTATCACCGGTGGTGAATACATTCAAATGGAAATTGACTTTGGAGAACTAGGTGGATTTATAATTGACACAACACACAGAATGATTGTGAATTCTGTTGGAAACGTTGTTACAAAATCTAGTAAACAATCTGCAACATTAGAAGCCATATCCGCAGGAGCATTGATTAATGAAACGACTCGTATCTCCAAGAAGTTTGATGGCCCAATTAATGAAACTGTTAAAAAATTATTAGTATCTGAATCCAAGGGAATTAAAACAACAAGGACTTTAACCAGTGACCCTACTGCAAATTCATATTCGTTTGTTGGTAATCAACGAAGACCAATGGATTTAATTCAATGGTTGTCACCAAAAGCGAGTTCTTCAAACAAAAACTTTGGCTATTTGTTTTATGAAACTCTGGACGGATATTATTTTAAGTCTATTGATAATCTTTTTAATCAATCAGTGTTTCAGACATATACCAAGTCTGAAATATCATCCTCAAGTGATTTTCGTATTCTCGATGAGAATGTAAACAAAAACACAGATATTGGCATGTCACTGAGAATGGGAATGTATTCCAATAAAACCATTTATCTTAATGCAAAGGATGCTAAAAGAACTATTGTAGACTTTAAAATTTCAGAGCTTGGATTATCCAAACTGCCTCGTGCTCCACTTTCCTTAGATAAATACCCAAGTCGATTGATGTTTAGAATCACCGATGTGGGTGCGTTGCAGAAAGGATCAAAACTTTCTGACACACAAAAAGAACAAGATCTTGCCGTATATCAAAATAAGTCTTATGCTAGAAATAATCTAATATTTTCACAAAGCATTAATATCATGGTTCCTTGTAACCCGCGTTTAAGAGCTGGTCAAGTCGTTGAAATTAAACTGCCACTTCCAACATCAGATCAAAAATTAAAACAGTATGGAGATGGTAGTAAGGATATCAGTGGTAAATACTTAATATCAGAACTTAAACACGAAATCGGTAATAATAACGCATATACACAATTATCATTGATCAGAGACACATTCACCGCTTAAATATAGTATCACATTGAACGACAATGGAAAACATTCAACAACATATTTTAACTGATAAGGAGATTCTAGAAGATCCAACTATTTCTTCACAGCGTCGTCGTCATATTGAAGATGAATTGGAGCAACTTGAGTCTTATCATGATCGTCACCCAGGAGATGATCATGATCCAACCTCTCTCGAACTTTATTGCGACACTCATCCAGATGCATCAGAATGTCGTGTTTATGATCATTAATTAACATGCAAGAATTATCATCAACACAAAATTTCTTTGGTAAAGATCCTATTCAATGGTGGATTGGTCAAGTCACTGATCCTAAGAAGGGGGATTGGAAGGCTGTTTTAGATACGCATAAGACAGACACGGGAGAGGAGATCTATAGTCATCGATGTAGAGTCAGAATCATAGGTTATCATGATTGTGAAGATGATCTGCCAGACAAAGATCTACCTTTAGCTCATGTTCTGTTACCATCAAACGTATCCGTCACTGGTGGTCAAGGGGAAACTCTGAAGTATCAAGGTGGAGAAGTTGTTGTCGGATTTTTCTTAGATGGTGAAGATGCACAACAACCAGTGGTTTTTGGCACCTTATTTAAACAACAATATCTTTCAGACACTCTGAAAGTTTCCGAATATAATTCTAAAAAGTTTACCTGTTTTCAACCCTGGACTCCGCCAGAGGTCAAACAGAATATGGGTAAACATCAAATATCTCCCATCAAAGCGCCGCGTGGGAATAATACATTGAATTCTGGTAGTGTTTCTTCAGAACGCACCGTGGCTCAGAATCAAACCTCTGTGGCGCATCAACATGAATTTCAACCACCAAGCCCTTGTGATAAAGATCAGGTTAGTAAAATTACAAAATTCGTCAAAGAATTTATTGCGAGAGTTAATGGATATCAACAAGTTCTTAATGTTTATGTGAACCCAATTATGGGTAAGATCGTAAATATTGCTGCAGAGATCAAAACCTTTGCTTCTAAAATTCATGAAGTGATGACTTTTAAAATAAGAGAAGCAAGAAGTTATATCATGCAGTTTATTCAGGATAAACTATATAAATTTTTTGGCGCAATTGTGCCAAAACCATTACAACCACTCTCAGCAAAAGCTACAAAAACATTATTAGATGTTTTATTTTGCAACATGGAGAAAATTGTCAAGCAATTATTTAAGTATATTGCAGACAGTTTACAGAACATGATTGGTCAAGTTTTAGATGTCATTCAATGTTTTATTGAAAACTTTATCGGTGACATGTTCAGTCAACTTTTTAATGCGATTGATAGTGCTCTTGGTCCAATTCTTTCTCAGTTGAATGGTATCACAAGTGGTGCAATAGGTTCAATTAGTGGGATACTCGGTCAAGCTGCAAAATATGCTGGAATTCTATTAAGTATTCTTGAGTGTGATAAAATCAAATGCCCTCCAACAACTTCTTGGTCATCTGTATATGGGCCCGCAAAAGAAGATATTGATGACTTCAATAATATTTTGTCTAGAGCTTCGTTGAGTTCACTCATACCAGATTTACCTCCATCAACTGGATCAGCTCCAAATTGTAGTTCTGATATTCTAAGATGTGGCCCACCAAGAATTGACTTTATGGGTGGTGGAGGATCTTTAGCAAGTGGACAAGCGGTAGTGAGTGCTGTCGGTAATTTAATTGGTGTCGCAATTGATAATTCCGGGTTTGGTTTTACATCACCACCTCTCGTAGGGTTTGTTGATAGTTGTAATAATGGATTTGGCTCTGGTGGATATGCAATTCTTGGTTCTGTGTCTGACAGTGGTAAGAAAGATGGCAGAGGTAATCCAATCTATGTTCCAGATAAAAATGGAAACGAAACTGGTGTAATCGCGGTGACCATTGTAGATCCTGGTCAAGGATATTTGCCAAATACAACTCAAACAACTATTGATGAAAATGGTAATTTAGTTACTAAAGAGATCACTATCAATCCTGACACAAATAGTAGTGGATCAACCTCATATGTAGTGGGAATACAAGATGTCATCATCAAAGATACTGGATTTGGATATTCTGATGACACGACAATCACAGTTGTTGACGATACCAGTGGAGCTCAAATTGAAGTGACCGTTGTTGATGGATTTATTATTAAATCTAATGTGATAAATGGCGGCACTGGATTTACCTCCATCCCAGACTTGCAAATAAATAGTGATACCGGTGCTGGAGCCACATTGTTGCCTGTTCTTAACTTTATAAAGGTGCAGGATGCCGAACAATTAGCCACAACGGGTCTAACTCCAGAACAACTTGATGCGATTACAAATCTAACTCCAGAACAACTTAATGAAACCACAAATCTAACTCCAGAACAACGTGTTGCAATTGCAAATCTAACTCCAGAACAACTTGCCGCAAGAAGACGAGTTTCCGTCGTGACTGTTATTGATTGTATTCAAAAATGACCACTAATACTCCAAAAGTAGATAAAAAATCACCTAAGGACGGGAATTATGAGGTTTCTAATCATCAGAGACATGTAATTCAAAGTGGTCAAGCAACGATTCATGGCAGAGCTTTATTTGAAGTTCTGACTCAAGAAGCACAATCATTTGGGTTTTACTCTGGGACTGGTCAAGGTGGAAATGTAAATGGGCCTGGAGAAGGTAGATCAGTGTTAAATACTCCTG